CTCCTAGTTAAAAAGGACCTTTTCCACCAAGATAACCTTTAGCCTTATTCTCATCGTACTGATAGTCGCCTAACCAATCAGATCCAAGCATCCCACCTGAAGTAGCTTTTGAATATGGGTCAGCAGCATTTTTTAGCCAATCAAACCCCCCAGTAGCCCCTCCACCCATAGCAGAGCCGATGTTCGAGCCTTGAAGTACGCCTCCAAGTGCTCCACCTAAAACATTACCAAGCATTGAGCCTTGAGCATACTTTACTTCTGGAATAAACTGTTGTCCTCGTTTTGCCCAAGACACAGCTTGTGCGTCCGCAGCCGCACTTCCTGTTCTTCGTTGAGTATCAACATCTGCGCTTCTTTTAGCCGCACCACTAGCTGATCCGATTAGTGCTCCAATCAATGGAAACATATTAGACCTCCCTCATGAGTTCACAAAAAATTTGTTGTTTAAAAATTTTAACTCCAATAACTCTAAGTCCGCAGTGAAACGCTACTCGAAGCATTGGAACATTTTCATTCTCAATAAGTGTAGTGACTCTTTTATATCTTTGTAAAGACCACTCCACACCTTTTTCATACCACTCGACTGCACTTCTGCTTTTCTGGTGTTCAGGAAAGCAACCCCCGAACCCTAGGTACAACGACTCACTGTCAAATTCTCGACAAAGACCGTAAGCAATAAGCTTTCCATCCTTCACAGCAATCAAAGCAAAATCATATCTATTCATCTCCGATGGACGATGTTCGTTAAATGTAACCACATGAGCATTCTCAGCCCATGTGTCGAACAAGTCTTTGTCCATTCGGCGAATATCCATTACTTTTTTCCACCACTTGAAGAAGCTCTAGTAGCCTCGGCTTGTTTGTTACTTGCCCACTTATCAAGCTGCTCTTTGTACTGCTCTTGCTCGTTAGCACGTTTACTTCCAGTCTCTTTCAAAGCTTGCTCGATATTGTACTGATCAATTCCTAAGTTCTTCCCCGCAAGACCTTGCTCCATTCCGGCAAAGCCCTGCAAAGCTTGATCACGACGAGATTGATCTGAGAGTAAATTCTGAAGTAATTGGCCTTGAGTAGCGCGGTTTTGGCCTTGGGTAGCTTCCATCAAGTTTTGTGCTCCACCAGCAGCGAGTCTCTCACGAGCCCCCGCACCAACTCCTCCACGCATCGCCATACCAGAACGAGCCGCCGCAGTAGCAGCAGCCGCGTTTCTTGCAGCACTCTCTTTACCTTGAATGCCCATCTGTTCGATTTGTTGCTTTTGAAGTTCACCCGTCTCAGTCAAACCCTTACCAGTAGCAAGAGCTTTGATCATGCTGTAAGAGTCAAACTTTGATGGGTCGATCTTACCAACTTGGTAAGGGGCCTTCATCAAACCTGTTGCTGGGTCGATTAGTGAATCAAATTCTTTAGACTTAGGAGAGCCATCAGGATTTAGCCCAGCAGAGAGGTTTGCATTCATCTTATCAATCTCTCTTTGCTTCTGGATATTCTGCTCTTTTAGTTTAGCAATTTGCTCTAAGTCTGCTGTGTTTATCATGTACTCACCTCGTAGTGATCTGTTTCAGCCTCGATAATGTTGTCATTGTCTGGAACCATTTGCTCCAAGGTCTGAAGCATTAGTGTTTTCTGTTCGTCTAGTTCTGCCTTGTAAGCGTCTCGTAAAGCAGAGCCTTCTTTGGAGAAAATCTTCCACTTCACAAATGCGGTGATAAAAGAATAGAACTCAGGAATGTCTACAATAGAGTCTTCGTCTACAATCTCCACAGCGTTACGAATGTAGTGCATAATCATCAAGTCTGTCCCAACATGCTTTGCTGTAGGGTAAAGCTGAAGAACAGGTTTTACATCTGGTCCGTTGTTGATAATAATGTATCCGTAGTGCTCAGTCGCATTGTCTTCTAAGAGTAAATTCTCAGCAAGCAAGAATCTTCGTTGTCCCTTTAGTCTTTTAACAGGATAAATAGCGTCGTTCCATTTAAACACTAAAGAGCGAATTTTGTTTGCATAAATATCTGTTGGAAGAGAAATACTTTCTTGTCCAAGAGTTAGATCGAAAGTATCCCTTTTCAAAAAGTAATCATCCTCAAGACCTAGCTTGTGGATGTGAGCCTCTGCTTCGTTCACAGCATCTTGGAAGTAAGACATAAGCTCGTCATCTTGTACGAAGTCTTCTGCCTCTGTATCAGTTTCTCGTTGAACTTTTAACTTTAGCTCACCATAAGTTTTGTAGTTCACGCTAATCCCCCATCTTCACCCTTATTGAACATGTCATAAGAGCGAGTAGCCGCAGCCCATGAAATAGAGTACCCAAGAAGGTTTGTGATTTCACCCTTTTTGTAGCCCTTCATTTGCCACTTCCATGTACCATCTTGTAACTCATTATTTATATCTTCAAGCACTAAAGTATCAGGACCTCTGGTCAGTACTTTATAGCCCTTCGTGTAATTGTCCCACTCAAAATACATGTAGTAATCCACACTCTGTAAAGGCCAATCCCCCGAAACAGAGTCTACAAGCGTCGCCGTATTCAGCGTCCCGTTGACGATGGCATTGCCAGCAAGGTCTGAATTGATCACATTGGTAAAGCTATTTGTAAGCTGTATTTGAAGATAGCTAAAGCGGTAAGACTTAGCTGGAAACCTTCGGTCCATCTGAATCATTCCACCATAGTACCAAACAAACTCAGGGTCCCCCCACACAAACTCATCATCTCCCCAAGTGAAGTTTTTCCTCCAACGAAGGGCTTTGAGGTCACGAGTGATTTTGCCGTCATCATTGATAGCTGTTACGGCAATGGAGATGTTGGTTTCATTCTTACAGGAAAGTAGGATTTTATTCGCTACTTTTCTGACAAAATCAGACCCAAAGTTAGACGCAGCCGAAGTATAATTCCACAGAATAGTTTTCTGCGCCCAACTTGTAACAGGGATAGATACATCCACTTTAGGATCGGTAAGCTCTTGCTCGTCAAACAAGTAAACATATCCATTCGTGTCCGCATGATAAAGCTGGTTATTGTGCTGAGTGAACCCAGACATGTCCCACTGATCATTCTCCCAGTAATAGATGCAAGAGTTCTCTGAAAGACCCCAGCGTAGATCAAGAATAAATATGATGTTGCACTCTTCTAGATTTACTGCCTGAGAAGTGTTTGAGAAGGTCCATACAACCCATCTTTTATTTTCGATGTAATGACCTTTAATTCGCTGAGTGCTCTCGCCAAGTGTCGCAACATACTGAGCATACAAAGTGTTTAAATGGTCCGATACTTTTGACACACGGTAACCGTCTGTCATGTAGAAACCATCTCTTCCTGCCCAGAACATAGAGCCTTCGGCACCTACCATGGATAGATGACTAAGGCAGCCAACAGTATCACTGATACGACGGTGAGCCATGCCACCTCTTCCGAGTTCATCAAACGCTCCTTCTATCCTGTAAATATGTTTTCTACATCCGACGATGGGAATGTCTGCGACTGAACCAATACCCGTGATTTCATCTTCGAGTTCATCGTAGAACGTCTCTGGTACTGAGTCAGGGTCCGCCGCTTGCGATTGCCGAATCGTCGCTGGAAGTACTTCGGTTCCAACCTTGAGATGTCCGTAGTATGTAACATTATTAACGGTATGAATAAACTTGGATAAAGGAGGAGGATCGTTGTTGGGAATGCCCCCAGCGGTGTATGCTGGAGCGTTATCCACCAACACCGCATCTGTCGTCGTATCCACATACGAAGTCGTCGCGTTTGATAGCTCAGTGACTTGGAAAAGATCAACTCCCCCAGATGTTGTACGGAAAATAACTTTTTGGATATTGACCGTATCGTAGTTGTCAGAGGAAGTGTTTGCCAAGATAGGGATTGAAGATATTGTAATAGAGCTTCCCGCGTTTTCAATCTGAACTTTTGTAATTGGTCCATAGTCTTGAAACTCTTCTGTACCTACAAGGTACGTGTATTTGTAACAAAAACCATAAATAAAAGAATTACTTCCAGATCCACCAGCAACCGTTGGAGCTGCCATGACTGGAAGACCCGCAGTACGTACTTGTAGAGTGTCAGTGTTGTCTTTGTAAATTTTTATAGGCTTGTCCCACGCATCGTTCGTGACAAACACATGCCTGTTCCAATTAGAAAAAGTGTGGTTCGTATATGTACCAGCACTCTCCAGTGGATTGTTAGATGTAGGGCCAAGAAGTGAGGCGTAAGAAATTGGGTCCCTATAATAGATTTTTTTGTTTGAGAAAACTAAAAGGTTTTCGTCAAAGTACGAGCGAAGCGCAGACACACGCACAAACCCTGTAGGAATTTGTGGCTCTGTCGTGTCCTCTATGCGAGTGCCTGTACGAGTACGAAACGACTTATTGTCAAGCAAGTACAAATTCCGCATCACTTGAGCGAATTTTGTAGGTGCGTTTACATAGTCGTCTGTCATACCGCCAGTGAAGTCAGAGACTTCTGCGGGTTGAAAATTATATGCCATAAAGTACAGTCAAACTCTTTGTGTTGTCTGTGAAAAATATGTCGTATTGAGTAGCACTCACTTTAGTTATCCCTGGGTAGACTCTCTCCCCAGTAGTTAAAGTCACCGTGATACCTGTCGTATCAAAAGAAAAACCCGCTGGAAGAGTGATAGTTTGCTTATATCTTCCTCCACCAAGAGAGTTCCAGTTCGCCGCTAAGATACTACCTGTAGTACCGTTCACAGACGATGAAGGAATCTTTGCAGAGTTTACTCCGTCGTGGGTATGGTCATTTACTTGCTGCCAGTTTGCTTCAAGGGCAGGAAATACGACAGGACCCCTATCGTTTGTTTCAGGCTTTTTAAACCCATAGCTCAGAGTTAAAATGGGACACCTCCCTTATGGAGTTACTTGCTTTTCTTTTTTCTGCTGCTCTATCTCGTCACGTATCCAGTTCTGTACTTGCTTAAAATCATGCGGAGTAAATCCCATAAGATTGTCACATTTTTCTATTGCGTACTCAGCTTTAAGCTCATACTTAATTTTTTTCGCATCCGTTAGAACATACTCAGAACAAACTTTGTTTTGATCGTCTCGTACCATTAAAGGTACACGAACAAACTCCGCCTGACGATCACAAGCAAGAAGAAAAAGTAAACTAAGAATTGATAAAGTCTTTTTCACTTTCTCTCCTTTCGGTTCGGGGGGCGGAGTTTTTAATGTCTTCATTAAGCTTGGACTCCTTCTCTGCTTGATCTTTACTTCTCTTTAGTTTTGAAACGTACTTGAGAAATTCTTGTACAAGAGCCATTAAAGCCTTGTACCCGATCTTTGACAGTATAGAAGCAATCCAAGCTTGCATGTTAGACTTCCTCGATAAGTTTAATAAGAGCTTCTTTTAAAGGCTCTTTCAGCGCAGCTACAACTACGTCGTCGATTGGTGTAGCTGACTTTTTAACCGCAGCTTCTAGGGCTGGGATAGCTGCTACAGCAACAAGCTCGATAGCCATTTGCTTACCGTGTTTCTTTACAATCTCAAGTGCTGCTACTTTTAGTTCTTCCATGTTCTACTCCTTAGATTTCTTCGCATGGAGCCGCAAATCCAACACCATATTGAACTGTGCTTCCATCTTTCATTTTAATTTTGATTGCTCCACCAGAAGACTTTGCTAGAGCCTCGATTTCTGCAAGGTCTTTAGCAAAATAAGTACCTTCCGCTTGATTGTCTCCGTCTGAATCGGGCTTACAACCCTTAAGACCGTACCATACTGGATTGCCACAATTGAACTTTGCGCCCTCTTCTTTACAGAAAGCTTGCTCAGCATCCCAGTTTTTCACTGGCTCGACAGGCTTTACTGGTTCTACTACTGGAGGCTGTGGAGTGACTACTACTGGAGCGTCTTCCTTACATCCTGCTGTGAAAAGCAAAGCTGCGATAATAAAAATGTACTTCATGTTATCTCCTTTTTTCTAGTTCCAATACTCTGGAACTTAATTCTTTCATTTGTTCTTTTTGGATAGAGCCTTCAGCGATGATTACTCCAACCTGAATGTTTAGTTGGTTGATGTTTGCATTCATCTGAAATAGTACCCATACCGCCGCAGATAGCAACGGTAATACTAAAAACTCCACCAAGTCTCTAAACTTCAGGTCTTTCATCACACAACACCTGATGTTACTTGGAACCAATTATACTCACTAGCTGTGCTTAAATTAATTGATGCTCCATTTGCTTGATAAGCTCTTACATCAACATAATCATCAACATTTAACTTTAACTTTAGTGTTCCGCAAACTGTAGGATCAATTGTTGCTCCAGTTGATTCTCGATTAAACTTACCGAGTGATCTATAAAATGTTCCATTTTTATAAAGTCTAAGTTCAAGATCAATATTGCTATAGTTTGCAGCAGAGGCTTGAGTACAAGCAGACACAGTATAAATGTCGTTACGTTTTGCTGTGAATTTGAATGATCCACCAGTGGTTACTGAACCATGGGAGTCTTCAGTTTTATCTTCAAAATCAACTATTGTTGCAGTTGTATTTGGAATAGACTGACCAGCATTTGTTGAGTAGTCTGCGTAGATACGCTCACCTGCACTAATTTGTTGTGATCCAGATAGTAACTCAATACTTAAAGATGAATCACCGTTAACATCCATTGTGGCATTTGGTCGTATTGTAAGAATCTGATTAACTTCTAAAAATACTGTACCATTCACTGTTGTTTGACCGTCACTGTCGGTAACTCCAATAGGTAGTGTGTCAACACCATCTACATACGCAGAAACCAAAACAGAAGAATCTGCTGAAGATAAAGGCCCCCCAATTCTGTAATGCCCTGTGTATGGAGCAGTAAATTCTCCAGTCGTGGCATTATACGCTGAGTGAGTATCCGCATGAACTGTTGGGAAAATTATTGGGTTTCCAGAAGATGCACTTGCTGGATCTCCTTTAACTACACAAGAGACAACTCGTCCGTCATATTCTGAAACTACCTTTGATTCTGCTGATTGGCCTAGCGTGTGGACATTAATCCACATTGTATGACTAATTACGCCAGCAGAGCTAAATTGTCCAAACGATGCTGACCATAAATTGTATGTACCAGATTGAGTTCTAATTACTGCATATAAAGTCTGCTCGTCATAAATGTATAAATTACCTAGGATAGAATAATCTCCACCATTGTAATTACTAACCATATTGCCATCAACTGCACAATCAAGAGTGAATCCAGTATCGGTAAAATTCTGAGCTAAACCATATTTAGTAAGGTCCATTTTATAAGGCAGCTTAATCAGATAATTTCCTGAACCAGCAGCAGCTCCTGTATTATCAGATTGCTCAAATTGCCATGTGTAATATCTCATTGAACCGTTCTGTGAAACCCGACCTTCATTTCTAGTGATAGTGCCATAAGTTGGAGCAGTAGTTACCGCATCAATCCACACTCCAGCACTCGTATCAAACTCAACTGGGTCTGTCGTGATAGGCGCGTAGCCAGCTTGAAACTGAGGACCAAACTTCATTTCAAACTTCATTGCAAAGGTAGCCGAAGTTTTTTGATGAATTAAAATCTGATATGTAAGTGAATCCGATGCTTGGAAAGCAAACTGTTGTTTTGCATTTGTACCACTTGCGTAAAGATTGCTCACCGGAGAAGCATACAAAATAGCACTGTTAGCAGAATCAAAAACAAAAAGTTGTAAATCTCCATCAGCGTAAGTACCGCTTGATAGCTCGTAAGAAACCTCAAGAACTTGAATCTTGTACTTATCCTCTCGATCAATCGTGATAGACGCTTTTCCAGTGTCATACTGAGTACCACTTGTGAAAAGAAAAGATTTTTGTCCAGACAAAGGATTTGTCGCACTCTGAGTAATCGTTGCAGTAGGACTTCCGCCAGTACCGTCAACCCAAATTCCCACACCGTCGTTGAAAAGTGTGAATGGGTTAGAACCTTCAGCATCCCCGTCCGTGAAATAGTTCTTCGCACCACTTCCAGAACCTACAGGCACTAAAGATGTACCGTTGTCCGCGTAGAATTTACCTGTGTCTGTTGCGTATACAATTGTACCTTCTTTTCTTGTCAGAGCTTGAAGGTTTGCCAAAGTATCTTTTGGAATAGTGATACGACGAGTGTTCGCCGCCGTACCGCCGTCAATATCTTTATTTGTTATAACTTGAGTATCTGTTGTACCAACCAAGTCGCCAGTAACACCGTGAGCACTTGTCGCGCCCGTGTGTGAGGTAAGCGCAGAGCTTGTCGCACGAGTATCAATGTCGCTCTGAAGTTCGTTCAGGGCTGCTTGTACATCAGTAGCCGCTAAGTTTCCGCTTGGAGTGTTGGTAACATTTGAACCCGACACATTCGTAATCGTGTTCGATGCACCAGAAAGTGTTTTCCCAGTTACAACTTGTGTTCCATCATTAGTGAGAAGCTCTTTTACTGCTCCACCAATAGCAATCTTAGGTAGTTGAGAAGTAGAGTTTTTCCAAACACGACCTTCTGGCAAATTGGAAGGATCTGATGCTAAATTCTCAAGACTCGCTTCACCTAATTCATCAAAAAACTTTGGCATTTTTCCCCCGTTATTCGACGCCCACTAATCGGTAACTTCCCGCAGGAAGTGGCGTGTTTGTTACTACTTGGACAATCGAAGCACTTGTGGCTTTAATCGTACAATAAATTCTTGCAAAATCATTCGCATTATCTAAAAGCTGCCACACCGCAGTACGAGCATCTTGGATACTGCCAGATACAGTCACGTTCTTCGTCAATTGTGAACCATCAAAAGACTCATCGTTAGAGTACTTCGATGCTCCCGCGACTTGGAAAGCTGTGCCTGTATCAACATAAATTTTCTTATTATCAGAAGCGTAAACTACACGGCCTACGTTCGCAGCCGAACTAGCTGGAAGAGTGCCGCTTGTGTAGTTCTCAATTCTAAGTCCTTTTGCTTCACCTTTTGTATAAAGGTCTCTGAAGTAGTTCGAGCTTCCACCAAGATCCGTTCCACTCCAAGAACCAGAGAAAGAAGCGTTTGTGAAAGCCACGAAGTTATCTTTTGTTTTAACCGAACCTTTTGTAGCGTTTGAAGTAGACTCAAACACCAACTCTTCACTTGCAGCAGTGCCGCCGATAAGTGACTGTCCACCAGCGCGTCCAGCAAGTAAAGCAAACTGCGTATGTCCAGCATCTCCAGTCGTAAGACCAGATAACGATGCGTGTGTAATCTCTGAGTCTGGAACACTTGCGACCCACTTTGTACCATCATAGAATAAAGACATTCCCGCAGATACACCTACGTTTATATCTCGCAAAGACTGAATCGTTGCGCTTGATACGTTCGTAGTACCATCAGAAATGTTTCCAACTAAAAATAAATCCTTAAACTGAAGAGCTGAAGTACCAAGATCAAGAGTATTACTTGCTCCAGGTATAAAATTAGCATTCGTTACTACAGACCCAGTACCGTTTGGAGAAAGTAGTAGGTTTGCATTTGCTAGTGTCGTAGAAATTACGTTTGAATCAATGCGAACATTGTCTACGTTTAACTGACCTGTTACTGAAACAACTCCAGTAGAAGTTATTCCAAGCGTCTGCATGTCAGACTGAATATCGACAATTCCTGTACCATTTGCGATAATCTGAACACTTCCGTTTAAGTTATTCGCAGAGATAGTGTTGCCAGTTATTTCTATGTTTCCTGAAGTAAAACTTCCTGTCATCACAACTGTACAGTCAATTGTACCAATATTTGTAAAATCAACCGCATCAAAATCTATCTCACCGTTACCACAGGAAATCACTCCAGTAGTAAAAGTGAAATCAGCTAAAGCCGAACCAGATGCGCCAGTAATTGTCCCGCTCGTAGTAAGGTTTGTGCTTCCAAAAGAAATTGTCCCATCAGTATCGACGATGGAACCATCAGAAATTGTAAGGCTACCAGCTACATGCGAGGCACCTGTGATTGCCCCTGTAGTACTTAAGTTCTCATTGTCAAAACTAATACTTCCAGTAGAACTCGTGATTAAATCACTCGTAATTGTAAGAGCATTATTGAAAATGCTTCCACGAATGTACGCATTAGCAAACGCTTCTGTAGGAGTTCCAAGGTTATATGTGTTGTGTACTGTCGGTCTAAAGTTATCATCTACCTGAACAAAACCAGTATGCGCTCCTGTCCCATCTCCCGCATTCGCAGCAAGAGTTAGATTTTGACCCGCAAGATTTCCACCATAAATTTTTTGTCCGGCATACAAACCAGTAATAACTGCGCCAGCAGCATCCAGATCACTTTTACCTTTTTGGTAAACATATAAATCCTGAGTGATGTCTTGGTAAGCGGCAAGAATGCCCTCTGTAGACCAGTCAAAGTCAAATACCTTGTGCCAGCTTGGAGAGACTTCTCCCTCTCTCTGTTCCCATCTGTATCCAGCACTTTTTCCGTCACCGTCATCCAAAACAACTCGGTAATCGTTAAGTGTATTTCCTACTGCTGGAAGAGCCGCTACGTTTGCAACAGTAGCTTTTGTTGTGGGATATAAAACTGCGACGATATAGTTTAGCGCAGCTTCTACTGTAGTTACTCCAGCAAGACCTGGATTAGAATAACCAAAATCTGCTAAAGTATGCTTGAGCGGATGTTGTAGTCCGCTCCAAATCTGAAAGCGTGAGTGTTCCCAATGTGACATCGTTACCTCACACCGTAAATTCTGAGTCCCAGCCGTCATCAGCAGGGTCCCAAGTAGAGTTTACTTCTTTACTACCTTTAATCTCCGTTGAAACGGGGCTCACATAAATATACTCAGTTAGAATACAAGGAGCACCAACAGCAGCGTCAGATGGAGCCGTATAAACTTTCCAGTTTCGACCTCCACCGTCTTTTTCAACATACGTCTTTGTAAGCTCATGAAGGAGGCTTTTTAGAACTGATTTTTTATCTCTTTCTGCTGACATCTTACCCCCGAATAATTATTCAAAATAAAAGTGGCGAGGTCAACTAGACCTACGCCCAACCTAAAAAGTTCTTCATGTCCGCAATCAACCAGTTTACTCGGTCCTGATTTAACCAGTGATAAGGCTGAGACATGTCCTCAATTGCTGTACAATACTGAAGAGTAAGGACAGCTACTTCGATGTCACCAGAGATGGCACAATTGAGTAGGTCTACTTGCGTAGAGTAACCCATAAATGTTACTGGCAGCGCACGAACCTTACCCTGCATAGCAATTGCTTGTAGTGCATTGATACCTTCAGAGATGTTTTTCTTCTTGAAACGCTCTAGTAAGTCCTCTGCATACTGCTTACGCTCTTTGATAGATGCAGCGCTCACTCTGTTCTGAAGTTCTTGTGGGGAAACTGCAAAGGCAGCTAATTTCTCTGCCCACACTTCCTCTGATAAGCCCTCAGCAAGTGTTAGTGTCCCTACAACTTGTCCCTGTGAATTTAATATATTTCTTGTTTCCATTATACCCTCACTCGGAAAATACGTCCGTTTCCACCGTTAGCACCACTCGCTCCAGTACCAGAACCAGAAGCACCAACTCCACCCGCTACACTTAATGTAAGAGATGTTGCTGTAGTGTCGTTCTCAGAAATAAGAACTATAATTCCTCCACCAGCTCCGCCTCCACCGCCACGGTTTCCAGCCACAGGTTGGAACCCATCACCGCCAATAGCTGTGATTGATCCTGAACCACTGATTTCTCTCGCACAAAGAACAATACCTCCAGCTCCGCCTCCGCCAGCTCCACCCGCAGTACCATCGCCGCCTCCGCCTCCGCCGCCAGCACCGCCAGTGATGATAGTGTTGGCAAGATCACGAAGTTTTAAACCTTGGTCATGCTGATAAGCAATGTCCACTCCACCGTTTGCCGCTGTTACAAGTGTTTGTGTTCCAGCCGCACCGCCAGCTCCACCAGAACCAGCTCCACCAGCTCCACCAAGACCTCCAAGTGCTGTAGCACTTGCTCCACCAGCAGATCCAGCAGCAGTTCCACCAGCTCCACCCGCTCCAGCAGCTCCAGTCGTTCCAGCCACTAACGCAGCCGTCGCAGCAGTACCAGTCGCATCGTTTCCGTTTCGCTCGATAACTCCGTCTACAATAATAGAAGTCATCGCAAAGATTCTATATCCAGCAGTAGTTACTGTTGCGCCTAACTGTACTTCGTAAGTGTCGCAGTAAACATCTCCAGTTAAAGTCGTGTTTGAAGAAACAACGATTGCTCCGACACCGTATGGGAAAAATCCTCTATTTTGCTTTTCTACTAACTTACCAAAGGCTTGAAGAATAGAGTCTGTAGCCAGTAAAGCTCCTGAAGCTGGAGTAAGTCCGGTTAGAACTTTTCCAGTTACCGCAGAATTTGTAAGCGTTAGTACCGCAGAGCCAGGACCAGTAGCAGTACCTTCACCAGTCAAGGCCGAGATACCGCTTGAAGCAGCAGAGTAGTCTGTTACTGCACCAGTATCATCTTTTGATTTTAGCTTTTTTGTAACGTCGTCGATAAAGACTGACGCTTTACCCGCCGCCGGAGTGGCTACTGATGCGGTTGTTTTATTTGTAAATTTAATTTCACTCATGTAAAACTCCTTAAATCATTTCTAAAATTGATCCTGTTCCAAGATCAATCGTTACGCCACTACCAAGGTTTGTCACGCTTCTAATTAACGTCCAATTATCTGGAACTGTAAAGTCCTCATTTATATCTTGAGGCTGTAATCCACCAGAATATGCAAGCTTTTGAATGGCCTGTAGAATAGAATCTGCGGAAATAACCTGTCCGTATGCTTCAACAAGCCCTGTCAAAACTTTGGCAATAACCGCAGCGTTTGAAAGAGTGATTGCTTGTGAACCAGTTCCAGGTCCGGCGGTTGCCTCGCCAGTTAATTGATTGATACCTGGTGTAGCTCCTGCGGTAACACTATCAAGTTTTGTCTTGTCCGCAGCAGACATGAAACCATTTACCGAAGTCGTCGCCGCAGCATGGGCGGCTCCACCAGAACCTACGTGAGAAATATCTACCTTCTCAGTGTCTAACTCATTGATAGCCGCTTGTACGTTTGTAGAAGAAATGTTTCCAGCAGGAGTATTAGTGACTTGCGAAGCATTGTAGTCACCACTTACTGCTACGACTGCTCCAGTTCTACCAAAGACCGAAGTAACCGAAGTGATAGAGTTTTCGTAAATGGAAACACTACCCGCAGAGTCTTTTTTCTTTAGTTTTCCGTCCGCAGTATCAACATATACTTTGTGAAAACCTGTACTGGGAGAGCCAGGTTCCGTACCATGTTCTAACTCTAAGTAACCAGCGTCAGCCATGCTTTATACCCCCACTGTAGCCCTAGAGTTTGCAAGTACCGTCATTGCGCCCCCAGAGTTTATTTCAATAGTTTTGTTAATGTCTAGTCCAGAACTTGGACCGTCATACGCTGAAATATGTAAGCAATTGTCCACTAAAATACGTAGAACTGCGTCTACAACTACACGTACCTTTCTTTTAACCATCGCACACTCACTAGAGGCACTGCCTCCACCTGTGTTTGGTACGAAAGGATAGTTTCTCTGAATTCCCGTAGCATAAGAAGGATACCTTCCAGCTAAAAAGCGAAGTACTACAGGACCGTTTGCCTCTACATAGATATTGTCTCGATCAAACTGTTGGTATTTAAACCTAAAGTTTTGGTCTCCGACAGAATTAAGTAAAATAACGTCAATTGGAACAAAAGATAAATTGTGTTTGAAAGAAAGATTAGTGTTTCCTGTACCAATATCTATTTCAAAAAATTTCCAATCCCCGTCTAAAATCTGTTGCTTACCAACAAATTTCACAAGGCGATCAAAATTCTCGCGGGCCTGTGGATCTTGAATGTCTTTAAGAATTAAATCTATTCTCATTTCACTCCAAAAGTTGAGGAGGGACAAAAGTCCCTCCCCATCAATTCATCAAGGAATTGAGTGCAAGATACCGCACTTAGTTGGTGCATGAAGAACGAATTCACCGAAGAGACACATATCCAAAAGATATGAGTAACCTGATGTACCACGAACTTCGTAGTATTGCTTACCATCTGGAGCAGTACGCTTCTTGAAGAAGCCGTTTGTGATGAACTTAAACGCTGACATATCAAGGAACATGATAACATCGTCGCGCAATTCTTGAACTGCGATAAGAGTCAAGTTTCCTTTGACAGAAGTAAGTTCAATCTCAGTCCAGCCGTACAATGAAGCCTTAGAAGTAACAGGAGATACCTTGAACGCACCTTTTTGCGTCTCGATAGCCGCCATTACCCAGCCCATGTTTCGGTAAGACATAACGATTTTGTTTGCGTTACCACGAGCTTTCTTACGAACTTCGTTGTAAGCGTCAAACAACTTACCAAGAATGTTAGAGCTAGTTACTGAAGCACCACTTACGTTGATTGCTTGCAAGTATGGGAAAGCAAGCTTGCTTTGACCGTACAATGAAGCAGAACCGCCGTTAGCGGCTGACAACAAACCATCACGTAAAGACGCGAAAGCAGTTCCACCAACAAGAACACCGTCACGGTAGAAACGTGCTGACTGAGCAACAGTGTATGCTGCCAAGTTCGCAGCCGCGCCGCCACGAGTAAGCGATAGAGTTACTTCGCTTGTGTTTAAGTTGATAGCAGTAACATAAACTTCAACCTGAGCAGTGTCGTTGTCGATCAAGACCCACTTCTGACCCAAGATGAACTTCTCGATACGGTCAACAATCATGACACCAGTCGCAGCGTTTGTTGCATCAGTAACAACCGCTACTTTTGGACCATTCAACAAATCTTCAGAAACACACTCTTTCATGTGTTGCATGAAGTTGTCGATTTGTCCTGGAAGGATTTTCAAGAAAGATTTCTCAGAAACCTTTCCATCATGCTCCATTAGGTCACGATGGTTGAACTTAAGTGTACCCCAAACTTCTGGCATCGACGTGATCTGACCACGAACATAGTCGTACTCAGCAATGTCGCTATCAGCAGTTAATCCACCATACTTCAAAGAAGAAGCCTGTGCTCCCTCGAATGGTACTGGGATTGTTCCACCTTTCCAACCGTCTTCGATTTCCATATTGGAAAGAAGCCAGTCGCGCTTAATTAATTCTTCCTTCATCAAATCATAAGACAGATACTCATTGAGCATGTCTTGAAAACTACGTGTAGTAGCCATTTTTTACTCCTTACTGCAAATTTGCAGCGTGTTTTTTCAAATCATCCAGTGACTTAAAATTCTTTTTTACCGGAGAAGCTCCGCCAGCCTTAGCGTTTGGCAAAACTGGTTTATCTCCCTTAACGATAACATTCGTCTGAGGAGAAGCCGTAGGCAGCACAGCATCCTGTTGCTTTGCCGACTGAGGCGTGTAACCAATAAATTTTGCTGCTTTTTCCGCAACCATTTTTACTACTTGCTCAACAGGAAGTTTCTCTCCTGTTTGTTGCTGGTGCAAAGCACCTTGCTGCATTACCGCATTATAGAACGCTTGTGGGTCCCCCGCACGTTCGTTGAAAACTTCTGCGACTTCCTTCGCGTGTGCCTCGATGGAAGAGCCAATAGTCATCTGAGCCTGAATTTGATTTTGCTGTTCAAGTTGGCTCTGATACGACTGCATTTGCTGTTGAATGTCGTATAACTTTGCTTGGTATTCCTGCGCGGCACGAAGCTGCTGCTGTAATTCTGGCGGTTGTTCTGACAACTCTAATTCCTGCTTCACCCAACGGAATACGTCGGCACGAGGAATTTTTAAGTTATCAAAAAAGGAGCCATAATCCTTTTGCTGAACAAAATGTGACAGTCTGTTCAAACTGTTAGTCACTTGTTTATATTCCTCAACTTGAGGTGTAAGTGACTGATATTTATTTTTGAACTCGTCCCTTGATTGCTTCAAAGGCTCCAAACCATACGCTTTTTCGTAAAGCTCACGAGCTTTTTTGAGAGTCTCCTCGTCTTTAATCGCTGAACGAGCCCACTCTTCAATCTCATGTTCTTTGTCCATGACTTTAAACTTAAAGTCTGGCTTCCACGCTGGAGCTTGCTCCGTTGTTTGGGAAGCATCGGACATAGGCTGAGAGGCTTGTACACTTTCCGTACTCTGCGCTGCACTTGTATCCTGACTTGGGATTTGTGCGGTTTCTTGTGTTGATGTCTGGCTTGACTCAACTGTTTCCATTAGAACGCTCCTTGCCCTTGCTTGGGCGGTAAAATACCCATTCCACTTTCTTGTGGAGCGGGGGTTTGATTAAACTGCGAAGCATACTCAGCCATTCCTGGCGGAGTAAGTTCACGTTGTAACTGATCTTGTGCGCTTCCTTGAATCTCAAGCTGCTTTTGCAGCCAGTTCAAAGCTTCCACTGGGAATACCGCACGAGTTGTCTTCGTGCCTCCCTCAGAATTTGGAACCATGACTTGTAAATCTGCTTTTACAAGGGCTCCACCAGATGGAATGAACCCAGACTGCGCTCTCTGGATTTCTTGTTTTTGTTTGATGTCAATATCCGCAAAGAACTGACGAGCTTGCATAAATGCTTGCTGAATTTGCGGTTGTAAGAACTGAAAATCACTCTCAAGCATACGCTTATCCAAACGCTTAATCATATAAACTGGGTCAGCGTATTGAGAGATGTATGGCTGTGAACCACGCTCTAAAGCTAGAATAAAGTTAGTCGCGTAGTCGTAATTCAGTGTCAAATCACTGAAACCTTCCTCAGTGTTCACATACGGAGTAAGTCTAATCAGTTTACCAATATCATCCTTACTTAATTGTGAAGAATTGTACTGAAGAATATGGTTTACCGTCAGCATTTTACCCATCATCGTGTTGATGTCGTCTGTCTGAGGCATAACCTTCACTGAATAGCAAAGCGGATCAATCGACTTAAACTCTGGGATGTTTACTATCTCATTCCTACCGATCATAGGAATAATCATCTGCTCGTCGAAGTACTGCTTCGCAAGCGAGAGATAAAGCTCACAAATATCCTTCAAGTAACGCTCGAACTTTTCCACGTAAATAGTGAATTTCTTTTTCTCTTTTGCCGAACGGAATAGCATTGCAAATGGATCTGCCTGAACATCTTTGTCCATGACCATTTCGTCAAGGTTCGCTATCTGATACATCTCCTTAACTTTACTGTCGATGTAACTCACCCACTGCTCACCAGTTCTACCTGGAGTAACGACTGGAGCCATGCCTGAGTACTGATTCACCCGAATACCTGGAAGTGTCGAGCCCTGAGCTATCTTCGTTCCACTTTGTACCCATACTTTATCATCGCCGTGAACAATACTGTTCTCCGCCATGCGAGATGCCGCACGATTTATCTCAAGCTGATACGGACGAAGTTGTTTGATGATAGAACGATGTCGTGGAGAAGTCTGTAGACCGTCAAACCCAACATACGCAATTGGGAAAATACCGTAAGGAAGCTCCCCCTCAAACAATATCCCCGCATGTGTAAAAATATAGAAATATCCTTGCGGATACGATGGACATGGACGAATAAACGCCTCAAACCACAATACCTGATTGTTCGACTTCATGTATCCTTGGTTTGTACTGAAGATCATGTACTCTTCTTTAGTAGCAGTCTGAAGAAGCTTCTGTTTTTCCTCATCTCCTGCAACCATTTCCTTAGCCACATCCAAATCCACAAGTTTTCTTACAATCAAAAACGGCGATTCATCAATTGTCTGACAATTCGGGTCCCGCAAAACATTGTGAGGATAAATTTGCTCAATTTTTAACTCACCCTGGAATACTGGCTTCGTTTTATCCGGCATAGCCATACCCATCTCATCAACCTGAAGCTCACCCTCCTCATTCATGGTGCCTTCATACCCAACTACTTTACCAGCTTTGTCGTCCCAGTAAATTTTCACAAAACTCTCACCAAGCTCTACGTAATCCTTAGCAAGTGACATAAGCTTCAAAGGAAACTTCAAAGTGTCAGATGCGTAGGCCCACACAGCATTGTGAAGTTCAGCAGCTTTCTGGTCTTGGTTTTCTCGCTCGTTTCGGGGGATGATTTTTACCCCAGGAGATGAAGAAACTAAGTGGTTGAGATATGTCTTCGTGATTCTTTGAATATGGTTCTGAGTAATTCTAATTTTTTGCTCAGTATCCAACTCTTTTGAGTCCCTGACACGTGACCAAAACCTAGAACCCTTCTTAGCATAGTGTTCGCCAGCGACTAAAAGCGCATTGGAACGGCACTCAGCCATGAATTCTTTGTCAATAGTCTCAGCTTCGTTGTATAAACTAAGTAGGTCCTGAACCGACTTGATCTTTTTCATCTAAAAACTCCTGTGAAGTCATCGCTTCTTCAAAAGCGACTGGATCAGTCAAAAGAGTTTCATCAATTTCCTCTTCTAACTGTGCAAGAGATTCTTTCCGCTCAACTGCGGGCTCTCTTGCGTCTTCTACAACCAAATTTTCCGTCTGATTGCTGGAGTTTTCAGAAGCAATTGCTTTAGATCCGAAAACAATCCTCATGTCGTGCATCGTAATTTCTGAAACATTCGCGGACGCACACGCTGAAATGATTTCGCAAATTTCCTTAGCTGTCAATAGGTGTCGAACATTTCTGCCCACTCGTCGATTTCCTTCTCGATGTCGTTCTTTGTTTCCTCTTTCCCAAACACAAACTCCCTTCTAAGGTCTAGCTGTGTCTTGGGGGCGAGGAGCTTTTCTTCCTGTACCTTGTCCAGCGCAAATTCCATCTCATTGAGAAAGGTCCAGTCAAACGGAATAATCTTTAACGCATAGCGAGTGCAGTCCGTGTAATCATCCTCAATAGACCTGTGCCTTTTTGACGTGTGTTTGGAAAGGTTTAATATCTCCTGTATCAACGGACGAAGCTCATCTGTGTCGAATATCTTCAGCACCCCTCGATCAAACAAAGTGTTCATGAGCTGAAACCCACTCTTTCGATCTTTGTCCGCCTTTACTAAAGACATCCCTTGCCGTGTAGCAATCGTGTAGAGGTCCGCATCTGCCCAGTCATACGTCTGCTGAACTGGGTTGATGTTATTTTCCTTGATATAGTTTCTATAGTGCTGAAGAATATCCGCCGCCGTCGTCTGGATACCAGAAAGCTTTCTACCCCCGAATATCCGAGCCATGCGAAAATCTGGAGAAACCGCCACAAACACAAACGCGGCTGCGTGGTTATACTTCCTTGACTTCGCATCCGACGTTCCACTCCCCGAATCAATCCCCCCATAGATAAGCCAATTCTTTGGAAGTGGGTGTGCTGGCACTACATTTTTCTCTTCTGAAAACTTGGGGATGAGCAAGTCACTATCGTCATCCTTTACAAACTTACCGTAAATCCTTCTTGCCACTTCTTTTTTACTCGCACATCTAGCAATAGCTCTCTGAATTTTCCCTTCATCCCACAGCGACTGGGTTCCGTCCCAGTACTCCATACAATCATACAGTGAAACCTGTTTCTTCCACGCCTCGGGCTTATCATCACCCTCGATAATGTTGAAAAAATACTCTTGCCCCAAGGTCGCCGTGAAACCATAGTTGGCATACCCATCCGTCGCATTAAGACGAGCGTTTAACTCTGGAAGAATACTCGTCGGTATCTCCTCGTCCGCAAAGAAAGCATACACCGAGCCCGCTTGCAGGTTGGCAACGTCTTGCGTGTAGTATTTGAACGACAAAGTGATACCACTATTGAAATACACATTCTTAATTTTTTTGTTCTGATAGTCCGCAACCCAACCATACTGCGGGTCATCCTTCATCGTTCCTTGCGGAAGCCACTCCTGCCATTTTGTATCAAACTCACTCGTTGCTGTATCTGCATCGGGGTACAAATACCAAAATAGGTTCGGCTGCGTCTTCCATAAAGCGGGCCATCTCTCAGGCTCCGTCGCCCACGTGATACACTTTCGTATAAGCGTACTACTTTTGGAAATCTGATTCGCTCCGCAAATGTAACATTCTTTGTGGTTTGTCTCGATGAAATCTAACGCCCACTTGTAAAGCTTCTTCTCACTGTACAGATGGGGAAGGTCTTTTTGTTTTTGTACTTCCGCCTTCCACAGCTCAAGCTCTCGCTCTTTGAGTTTGAGAAGACGACGTTCGTTATTCATCAAATTACTTCTTCCGATAATTGGCGATTAGAGGTTTTGTCTTTGTACCTTTGAAGAAATTCTGATCAATCTTCTCCTGCGTGTAGTTGGCAAGATCGGTGATAGTTTTTACCCCCCGAATCGGCTCAGCTAAAAGCTGCTGCTTTACCTTCTCAATCTCCGCGTTCAACTGCTCAAGAGAGTTTGGCAAATTCAACTCCGCATCTGGATTATTCATCTCAGTTACTTCTTTGTTCACATTGAGAGAAACAAGTCTTTGGTCAATTCGCTGGATAACTGCGCCCTTTACACGTAAGTCGAGGAGGGCTATGCCTTTTATCACAACATCGGCGGCGCGGGGGATTAGATTTCCGTCCTCATCAAACACGTTTGCAGAAACAATTCTTCTTAAATTCTCCATGCCCGCTTGGAGAGATTCTTTTACCACAGAAACATAGTCCATTGGAGGGGAAACAAGAAACGCCATGAAGAGAGGATTTTTTGTTAAAGTCGCAAAATATCCCTCACTACACACACCTGAGTAAATTCTTGTGAGCCTCATCATTTTTCCATGCTCTACTGCACACTCATACTCGTTCCAAAACATATACCGCAGCCGATAATGGGTAACTGTTGGATTTAATTCTTTTTTTAAATCCTCCAAAGACATGTCCAAATACTCGGTTGGGATATTAGTTATTTTTGGACGAAAACTGGGGTGGACAAGATTGATGACTGAGTGGTTGTTGGAGTCGTCGATGATGGAAAGGTCTTTTTGGGGCGGGGATTGAAGAGCATCCTTGAGTTGTATGTCCTCTGGCACTTCCGTATGCGTAAAATTTTGTTTTTTGTTTTTTTCCATGTGTTTTTTATTTTCTAGGGGGCGACAGTAGCCAGTACACAGACTCTAACCCCCTACCCCCTATACATTTAATTTCTCAATATAAAACGCCTCAGAATGTTACTGTATCCCTACGATACGTACCACTCCGAGACACTCTGGCTGCCACTGTTACATTTGGCCCATAGAATCGGTGGGGGGTCAAGGTAAATTC